GGTGCATTCTCAGTGAACACCTCTACCGTGTGCAGAAGATGTATTCTCCGGAACAATGAGTATCTTAGGATAACGTATCATTAAGTCAGCTAACCATTGAGCGTAATTGTACAAGTTAACATTATTACAATCAGCACAGCCAATAATTTCAAGATTAATCGCATTAACGAAAGTCAGTGTCGTAGAATCTCGTCCTACATTAGAACTACTATCCATACCTACAATAACTGGAACAGTATTCATCAAATGATTGATTTCATCTTGGTTATAATACCATTTAACAGTTAAACCATTTGTACCAATATCTCGATATATTGGTTCCATTTTACTGTTAGTCATCATTTGTAATTGTTTAGTAGTAAACGGAGATACTTCGTTACCAGAAGTCCAAACATTATAATAATCTCGAAGAGCTGCTTCAGGAGAAACCCTGTTCTCTACAATCTTATTAATCAGCCATTCGTCAGTATAACCCATTTGTCGATGTGAGAATGTTCCTTGGATACTGAATGTACCTGTAATCTTAGCAATTTCAGATTGTGGGTTAGAATCCTTACGAACCATTTTCTCAAATTCAACTACGTCTTTACAATCAAGATATTTCTCATCCCATTGAGCAGATTCAGTAAATAGTTCATACGCCCATTTACCTTCAGGTGAGTCTTTCTTACCAGCAGTTGTAGTAAAGATAGAGCCAGTAAACTTACCTTCACGCATTGCATCATCTTTTGCCGCGTTCATCGCAGAACCCATGGTAGGAATAGTAATAAAGTTATTCTTACAATAAGCAATCTCGTCACAATGTCGAATTTCTACAGTATCACCACGACCTTTTTTATCCGCATCTTCTACAGAGTCTTGTGCCACAATGGTATTGTAATAATTACGTCTATCTAATACAGTAATGGTCTCTTGGTTATTACTGTCTTTCTTAGTCATTCGGTTTAACCATTTAGGCATACGTTCAAATAGCTTACGTAAACGAATCACGTTCTTAACAGCCAGAGGTCTATCTTTTGTATACAGTAACATACGTAGACCAGTACTGAAGTTTAGAAGATAAGTCATGAGTACGTCTGTCGAATAAGACTTACCAGTCTGACGTGGTTGAATCAACAAATATTGGCAGTTATTAAAGAATGACCAGAATAAAGAGATATTCGCCCTATTAGCCCTAAATCTATTTTTAATATTACCTTCAGGAGTAGGAGCAATTTCTCTAAAATAATAAAATGGATTGATTGCACATTCAGCAGCAATCCAAATCTTTTGTTCTTGTGTTAAATTAGGGTCGTAAGGGTCTACAAACTCTAAGCGTCTATCGTGTAGTTGTAAATGGAAGTAATAGTTCTTAATCCCCATCTTTTTATAGATGTTTGCTAAATCAATAAACGACTGATTTTTAGTCGAAGTATGGACAATAGCATTAGGATATTTAATCCAATCTTGTAAAAATAATATCATGATATTATCCTTTAAGTATAAAAGCATATTTCAAAAATATAACCAAATCATCGTATTTACGTACAAAATAGGAATAATACTATCGAGGTGTTAACCCCGATAGTATTATTAGTTTTTTATTTATTGTTTTTGATTCTGGTTATTTGTATATCTAAATAAGCTGAAATCACTGCATTAATTTGTTTTTCTTCACCTAATAATCTTGATAACAAACGAGGTATATAAACAGGTTGCTTTAAGACAGTAGAAGTAATAGGTAAATCCCAAGATTTAACACAATCAACTCTATAAAGAATAAGATGTTTCTTTTTAAAGAACCACCAACCAGTTCTCTCTAATATAAAATGTTTCTTAGTAACATGAATCTCTAAAGGAAAACCTTCGTAATTAATAATTCTTACATTAGTTTCCCCATTAGGTTCTTCTACTTCCGAGTATATTCTATTACCAGAGAAGTAATCCATTATACTAAAACTTTTTGAGAGTAGTTTTTCTATTAGACACATAGTCAGCCTTTCGAATGTGCTCCTATTAGCCGGAATAATAACGCATTGTAAAGGCTCTCAGTACTATATATAACATTACCCCTGTGCGTGTGGCTGCTATTGATGGACCAGATTTAATCTTAGTCGCCCTCTTAACGATTTCTTCCACATCATCACGGATAGATAATAACAACTCATCAGTACTACGAGAAGATGTATAAACACCTTTCATTTTACTGATTAAACCACTAATGTCAGATTTATTTTTCATCGCATTTCGATTTTGGTTTAAGTAAGTCAACAAATGAGTCATGATTTTATTAACCACTTCATCAATCTCTAACTTACCTTTATCACCTTTACCATACGAGTCACTAATCCAACTTAGTGTGCTTCTGAACATAGAAACAGGCATAGTCTTATTAGAACTTTCAATAATAGAAATCAAATCCAGTTTAATAAAACTTGGTTTATCAGGTATTACACCAGCTAGGTAATTACGATAAGTTTCTAAAGCATTTGCCTTATCCTTAAGAACAGCTTCACCATCCATCTCGATAAATGTAGAAGAAGTACTGTTCACCCTCATCCCAGACTCTTGGACTTGTTTTTGTAAGCCGTAAATGTTTTTAAGTAATGCTTTATTCCTACCTTGTGTATCTGTTAATAGATAACCCACTGATTCACCCGTATTACGAATATCGTGTTCCATTCGTTGAATCGTTAATCGGTGAATAGAGTGTTTCATGTCAATAATATCGTCACTTCTGTCTTGTACTACTTTTATCCAAGTGCCTTTCTGTTTAATGGCATATTTGTTACTCATTGCTGCCAGAGTTGCTTCAGCAACTTCTTTAGAGCAAGGATAAGGCCAGTGTCTTTGTAGACGAGAAGTGATAAAACGAAATTGTAAGACATTATAGATAGCTGACATTATCTCATTTTTACGCTTTTCATTGATTTTAGAAGACTTGTAGAACATATGGCTTAACCAGACACAACTTAGATTAAACGCATCACCAGCTACTACGTAGTAAACTGGATTAATAATATCGTTAAGTCTAGGTAAGAGTTCTTCTTCGTTAATATTAAGAATTTCATCAAACCAAATACTACGGTCTGAATTAGTAAATTTAACCACATAGACACCTGTTAAATTACCGCCAAAGAAAGAAGCATGTTCCACATTCTTGGAAATAAAACTATTCATGTAACGAATAATCTTATCACCTAATTTGTTATCGAAGGACAATTCCCCGCACAAATCATTAAATACATCTTTTACATGTTTATCCATTTTCTGTCCTTTATGTTAAATGTATTAAATAGTAAAATAAATTAGTCATTCATAACTTTTTAAAATATTTCAAACTTATACTATTCACATGAAAGAGTCGAATCTTTCCACCTTATCTTATTAACTTTTTATAAAGGAAAACCAAAATGATTAAATTGATTTTTGCAATTGTGATTGCTCTCTTTATCTTCTCACTTCTCGTGTGTATTGGTATTTATAAAGTATCAACCAACTACGAGAAATACAAACGTTTCTTCGAGCAAAACAAAAAGTAATTTATACCACTGATTACCCTATGGAAAAAACATAGGGTAATCTTATTCTTATTTTTTAAATAAAGGAAATTAAAATGAAACAAATTAATAAAGCTAAAATGCAACAAATTGAACAGTTTACAGGTAAACAAAACAAGCAATTCAAAGTAGTACCTAACCCAGTACATGAAAAACTCTTTAATGAAATCGTTGACGGTGTAGTTGCCGAAATCATTAAAGAATCTGGTGCTGATAAAACATACGAAGAAAATATTCGTATCTTGGCAGAAACCAATAAAGATGTAACTAAAATCAATGTAGCTACTATCTTTAATTCTGTTAATACAGCTATCGCCAATCCTAAAGATACAGAACATAAGGATAAATATAAAGAGCTTTATGCTCTCTATCAACCTAACATCTTTATCGATGCTATTTTGAGAAAAGTATTCAAAGCAGTAAACGATAATGGTTATACCACCCTGCTTTCTGAAGACCGAAACAGTTACTATCTGGCTGATATGAAAACACTCCGTCCAGTAGCACTTTTCCGTGAACAGAAGACATACGATCGTCCAGAACGTTATAAATCTGCACATCCATTGGCTTATGCTATTTTCTTAACCAATGACAAAAATGAATGGGAACCTATCAAATACGATTTAACAGATTATAAATTTAAGGAAGGTGAATATGATTTCTATCCAACGCGTAAAGCAGAAGATATCGACTTGGTTGAATTTACTGGTATGGTGTCTTTGTATACTGATATCAATTATGCTTTTGGTATCATTAAGGCACCTCACATGATAGGAACTGCCTTGACTATTGCCTTAGGGGCTGGTTTTTTCGAGGAATATGTTTCTCGCGGACTCTTCCTTAAAATCGCCTTCCAAGATGGTGTTAAATCTTCAAAACAGGTTTTAGGTGTCGTTCTCCTATCTGCCTTATCCTTTGGGTTGGCTCATCTTGTAAATCTCACTCATCAACCCTTGAATGCTACTCTGTTTCAGGTTTATTATGCGACAGCTATAGGTATATTCTATGCGGCTATTTACTTACGTACTGGTAGCCTGTGGTGGACTATTGTCCTGCACTGTTTGATTGATTTTGCTAGTGTACTTCTCTCACAATCAACACAGGCTGCTCCAGCTACAAGTGTCTGGAATTTCATTGTTTGGTTACCACTGATTGCTATAGGGCTCTTCCTCATTCGTCCTAAAAAACTGAAAGCCATTAGATATCTTAATGACTAATATTTAAAACTGCATCCTACAATTTAGATTTTTAGTGTCTAGCCTGTGGATGCAG